AGGCGATAGAGTTCGTTCAGGATAGCCAGCTCAAATATCAGCTGTTCATCCAGCAGTACAGCCGCGTGACAACTGAATCAGAAGTTGTAGCGCGGACCATCAAAGCTGTTCAGGAGTCGACCGAAGCGCTAGCGCTGTTTGATACCAGCGCAGGGCTGGCGAGTTAAGGCATTACAGAGTCACTTTAAGAGGTGGCTCGATAATGCTTTATTCGGATAAATCATCGCGGTAATCTAAAACCTCCATAACAAAAGGAGGTTGTAATGTTAGAGAGCTATTTCGATCAAGTAGCAAAAGACCATGCAGAGGCAATCAAGCTGAACCAGAGACTTCTTGCTGTTCAGGCGGCGCTGGAAATTGCCAAAGCTTCTGTTTCTTCGACAACAGCAATGGGGGGGGTAAAGTCTGGTTACGATTTAGAAAACGTGACTAAGAAAATAGGTGCATTGGCTGATGCTATTCAAAGTGCTCTTGAAAAATAATCAAGAATCTTACGATTAAATCATCCCAAATTGTTAATTAATATTTAAAAAAAGCCGCATGCGAACGCCTGCGGTTTTTTTTATCATGTTTATGGGGAACATATGCCTGCACTAATTCCACGTGCTTGCCGTAAGCGTGGATGCCCTGGTACAACCACGGACCGCTCAGGCTACTGCGAAAAGCATCGCAATGAAGGCTGGAAACAGCATCAACAGGGAAAGAGTCGACACGAGCGTGGCTACGGTAGTCAGTGGGATATCAGGCGTGCGCGCATCCTGAAACGCGACAACCATTTGTGCCAGAACTGCCTTCGCAGCGGGCGAGCTGTCGCAGCAAAGACGGTTGACCACATCAAGGCCAAGGCTCACGGGGGTACCGATGACGATTCGAACCTCGAAAGCCTGTGCTGGCCCTGCCATCAGACGAAAACCGGCCGCGAACGCCTCAAGTGATATCGATTCTCATTTGAGGCGAGGCAGAGGGGGGGGGCGGGGTCAAATCCCTGACGGCAAAGGCCCAAAGGACCGCCGCCTAACCTTTTTTCACACCGCCGCAGGTTAGAAAACTTTTTTTTGGGGTCCCCCATCCAATGATTAATAGGAGTTTTCGATTATGCCAGGACCACCGAAAACCCCGACACATCTGGCTTTAGTGAAGGGGAACCCATCCAAACGCCCGATCAATAAGAACGAGCCAAAACCCCCGTCAGGGGTCCCCCCAATACCGAAACATTTCGATAAACAGGGTAAGTACTGGTTCAAGCGTATTGGTGAGGAACTTGATGCCGTCGGCGTGTTGACCACGCTGGATGCTAAAGCGCTGGAGTTGTTGATCGAAGCCTATGTTGAATACCGGCATCACTGCGACACGCTTGAACGTGAAGGTTACACCTATGCCGTCTACAGCGAAGATGATTCAGATGAAGGAGGGGAGCGGGAAATCAGAATGATAAAACCGCACCCTGCAGCAGTCATGAAGGCTGACGCGTGGAAACGGATCAGAGCGATGCTGAGCGAATTCGGCATGACACCTGCCAGCCGATCAAAGGTTGGTGCAAAAGTCCCGGCAGAAGCCGACCCACTGGAAGAATTTCTTAAAAAGCGCAAATGATGAATGGCAACCGTTGCAGATGGATTTCGCTACGCCGAGCGCGTGGTATCTGGCGATATCGTTGCTGGCGAGCTGGTGCGTCTTGCGTGCCAGCGGTTCTTTCATGATTTAGAACACGGCCCGGCGCGCGGTGTTTATTTTGATGAAGGCCGCGCCCAGCACGTTCTCGATTTCTATAACTTTGTTCCCCACGTGAAGGGGCATTTGACCGGCAAGCCCATCGAGCTGATGGACTGGCACGTTTTTATCCTGATAAATCTTTTTGGGTTTGTCGTCCCGCTGATAGATGAAATTACGTGTGAAGGAGTTCTGGATGACGACGGCGAACCCATGTTTGTACGGCGGTTTCGTACCGCTTATGACGAAGTAGCCCGTAAGAATGCAAAATCAACGCTTTCATCTGGAATCGGCCTTTATATGGCTGGCGCTGATGGTGAGGGCGGCGCTGAGGTTTATTCCGCTGCAACCACCCGGGATCAGGCCCGCATTGTGTTTGATGATGCCAAACGCATGATTAAGCTGGCCCCGAAAACTCTGGGGCGGTTATTTGGCAGCAATAAGCTGAATATTCACCAGGAGCGGACAGGCTCTAAGTTTGAACCTGTAGCCAGTGATGCGAACAACCTCGACGGTCTGAATATTCACTGCGGGATTGTTGATGAGCTCCATGCGCATAAAACCCGAGATGTCTGGGAAGTTCTCGAAACGGCAACCGGCGCCCGACTACAGTCTCTTATCTTCGCGATCACTACTGCGGGATTTAATAAAGAGGGTATTTGTTACGAGCAGCGTGATTATGCCATTAAGTTGCTGAAAAATTTTGACAACCCGGACCCTCTATCACCGAAAGATGATAGCTATTTCGCACTGATTTATACCCTGGATGAGGGTGACGATCCTTTCGACGAGGCAAACTGGCCGAAAGCAAATCCCGGTCTGGGTGTTTGTAAGCGATGGGATGATATGCGTCGCCTGGCTAAAAAGGCGAAAGAGCAGGTGGCAGCGCGGGTCGGATTTTTTACCAAGCATCTCAATATCTGGGTGCAGGGTGAAAAAGCGTGGATGGATATGTCGCGCTGGGAAAAATGCCGCGATACCTGGGATGACTCAACTACGGCCAGCTGGTCAATGTGGCTCGGCGTTGATCTTTCCAACAAAATTGATATTTCAGCCGCGGTTAAAGTATGGCTTGCCCCAAATGGTGATGTTTACGCGCGTTCCCGATTCTGGATACCTGAGGGACGGCTGGAAGCCTGCACAAAACAGCAGGCGGAACTTTACCGTAAATGGAATCAAGCGGGATATCTGGAATTTACTGATGGGGATGTTATTGACCATGCCGTGATTAAAGAGGAAACGATCGAGTGGGCACGCGGTGAATCACTGAATGAATTCGCGTACGACCCCTGGAGTGCCACTCAGTTTGCTTTGTCGGTAGCAGCTGAAGGAATACCGATTGTTGAAGTCCCTCAGACGGTGAAAAACCTGTCAGAAGCGATGAAGGAAGTCGAGGCCAAGATTTACGCCGGGCGTTTTCATCACGACGGTAATCCGGTAATGACCTGGATGATGTCAAACGTCACCGTCAAACCAGACAAAAACGAGAATATTTTCCCCAACAAGGCCACCCCAGAAAACAAAATTGACGGCCCTGTCGCGATGTTTATTGCGATGAGTCGCCTGCTTGTTAACGGTGGTGGTGAAGTTGACTTCCTGTCCACTATCGACCCTGACGAAGACCTTTTACTTCTATGAAAACTTTAATCACTGATGCTATCGGGCTTACCGGGTTCGGTTCGCTTGCTGCTGGCGTGTATCTCCAGTTCGGGCTGGCGATGTCTCTGATGATGTCGGGAACCCTGCTACTCATTTATGCGCTGTTAGCGGCAATGAGGGGGAATAATGCTGCTTGATGCTCTTTTTCGCAGTGAACCACTGGAAAACCCGGCTACGCCGATCACGAGTGAGTCGGCAGAAACAGATAACGTGTTTGCCCAGGACGTATTTGTCAGCCCGCAAACGGCGATGAAGCTGGCTGCGGTGTATGCCTGTATTTACGTTATCTCTTCGAATATCGCTCAGATGCCACTGCATGTTATGCGGAAAACCAATAACAAGGTTGAAGCTGCCCGCGATCACCCTGTGTTTTACCTGGTTCACGATGAGCCGAATATGTGGCAGACCAGCTATAAGTGGCGTGAGCTAAAACAGCGTCATATTTTGGGCTGGGGGAATGGTTACACCTGGGTGAAGCGTTCCCGTCGTGGTGAAGTTTCCGGGCTGGAATGCTGCATGCCCTGGGAAACGACACTGCTTAACACGGGTGGTCGGTATACCTATGGCGTTTACAACGAAGAGGGGGCGTTTGCCGTCAATCCCGACGATATGGTGCATATCCGGGCGCTGGGTAACAACCAGAAAATGGGGCTTAGCCCAATTATGCAGCATGCCGAGACGATAGGAATGGGGATGAGCGGGCAGGCTTATACCAGTTCATTCTTCAACGGTAATGCGCGACCCGCTGGCATTATTTCGGTGAAAAGCCAGCTGAATGAAGAAAGCTGGGGGCGTTTAAAAAGCATGTGGCAAAAAGCTACAGCTGCTTTGCGCAGCCAGGAGAATAAAACAATGCTTCTCCCGGCAGAGCTGGATTACAAAGCGCTCACCGTTTCCCCGGTTGATGCCCAGATCATTGATATGTCGAAGCTGAATCGGTCGATGATTGCCGGGATATTTAATGTACCGGCGCACATGATTAACGATCTCGAAAAAGCCACTTTCTCAAATATTACGCAACAGGCCATTCAGTTTGTCCGCTACACGATCATGCCGTGGGTAACGAACTGGGAACAGGAACTCAATCGCCGCCTGTTCACCCGTGCTGAACTGGCCGCCGGGTATTACGTCAGGTTTAACCTGACAGGCCTGCTACGCGGGACCCCGCAGGAACGTGCTCAGTTCTACCACTTTGCGATCACTGATGGCTGGATGAGCCGCAATGAAGCGCGAGCCTTCGAAGACATGAATCCGGTAGATGGCCTGGATGAAATGCTGGTGAGCGTTAACGCCGCGAACCCCGCAGACGATTTTAAGGCACCTAAAACCGACGAGGAAAAGCCCAATGAATGACCGTGAAACGCGCTGTTACAGCGGGGAGGTCAGAGCCGAGCAACGCACCGATGAACCTACCCGCATTCTGGGCTATGGCTCGGTGTTCAACAGCCGTTCTGAACCCCTGTGGGGATTCCGTGAAATCATCAAGCCCGGAGCATTTGACGATGTGCTGAATGATGATGTTCGCGGGCTGTTTAACCATGACCCCAACTTTATTCTGGGACGGAGCGCTGCCGGGACGCTATCCCTGTCTGTCGATGAGCGCGGCCTGCGTTACGACATTACAGCGCCGGATACGCAAACTATCCGCGATCTGGTGCTGGCGCCGATGATGCGCGGTGACATTAACCAGTCATCTTTTGCCTTCCGGGTATCCCATGACGGTGAAAACTGGTACCAGGACGATGAAGGGATCGTTATTCGTGAAATATCGAAGTTTTCCCGGCTGTTTGATGTCAGTCCGGTGACTTATCCCGCATATCAGGAGGCCGACTCCGGCGTCCGATCGATGAAAGCCTGGCAGGAGGCGCGCGACAGCGGTGCGCTAAAGAACGCCATTAATCAACGAATGGCGCGTGAGCGCCTGCTGACCCTTCTTAACGCGTAAGGAAAAATCATGAAACTGCATGAAATGAAGCAAAAACGTAACATCATCGCCAAAGATATGCGTGCCCTGCATGACAAAATTGGCGATACACCTTGGACCGATGAGCAGCGTACTCAGTGGAACGCTGCAAAATCGGAGCTTGACGCTCTTGATGAGCGTATTGCACGCGAAGAGGAACTGCGCCGCCAGGATCAGGACTATATCCACGAAAACGAGCCGGAACAGCGCCAGCAGCAGAATCGTGATCCAGCAAACCCGGAAGCACAGGCTAACGAACGCCGTGCTGCGGCGTTTAATGCGTTTTTGCGCCGTGGTCTTGGCGAGATGAGCGCTGAAGAACGCCAGGCTTTAAAGGAGCTGCGTGCTCAGGGCACGACGCCGGATGAAAAAGGGGGTTACACCGTACCAACCCAGTTCCGCAATAAGATCGTCGAAGCACTGAAAGATTACGGTGGAATTGCCAGTGTGGCGCAAATTCTGAATACCGCCAACGGCCAGGACATTGACTGGGCAACCTCTGACGGTACCACTGAAGAAGGGGAACTGCTGGGCGAAAACACTGAAACCAGTGAAGAAGACGTGTCTTTCGGCGGTGCAACGCTGGGGGCTAAAAAACTGTCCTCTAAAATCATTCGCGTATCCAATGAACTGCTCCAGGACAGCGGCGTAGACATCGAGGCGTTCCTGGCCGCGCGTATCGCCACTCGCATCGGACGTGGTGAAGCGAAGTATCTGGTATTAGGGACCGGCGCCGGCACCCCGCTGCAGCCTAAAGGGCTGGCTGCGTCGGTAACTGGCACCAAAAATACCGCAGCAGCGACCACCTTTACCTGGAAAGAGCTGAACGCACTGAAGCACTCTGTCGACCCGGCATACCGTAACGGTCCAAAGGTGCGCTGGGCCTTTAACGATGCAACGTTGCAGCTGGTGGAGGAAATGGAGGACGGACAGGGCCGCCCGCTCTGGTTACCGAACATTATCGGTGGCGCACCCGCTACAGTTCTGCAGGTGCCGTATGTCGTTGACCAGGCTATTCCTGATATCGCGGCTGGTGCCAAATTTGCCTACTTCGGCGATTTTAACCGCTTTATCGTTCGTCGCGTCACTTACATGACGCTGAAACGGCTGGTTGAGCGTTACGCAGAGTACGATCAGACAGGCTTCCTGGCCTTCCACCGCTTCGACTGCGTACTGGAAGATACCGGCGCGATTAAGGCGCTGGTGGGTAAACCGGCATCTGGCGGCTAAGGTAATAATCAGCTTCAACCTCCACCGCTCCGGCGGTTTTTTTATGCCCGCAGTTCGCTGCGGGCCAGGGAAAACACATGAGCACAACGATTGAGATGTTGCGGGCGCAGTGTCGGATCGATATCGACGACACCACGGAAGATGAGGTGCTTACGCTCTATTATGGTGCCGCGCGCCGAAAGGCGGAGAGCTTCATCAACCGCCATCTTTATGAAGAAGAAGTGCCGGAAACTGATCCTGACGGGCTGGTGATTGCTGACGACATCCTCCTGGCGCTGATGCTGCTTGTCGGGCACTGGTATGAAAACAGAGAAGAGTCGTCAGACGCAGCAAAAACCAGCATCCCATTTGGCTTTACATCGCTGATAGAGCCGTACCGCTATATTCCGCTCTAGGAGGAATTATGCAGGCAGGACGATTACGGCATCGCGTCACTATTCAGAACTTCACAATATCAAAAACACCTTCCGGCCAGCCGGTAGAAAGCTGGGCTGATGGAAAAACTATCTGGGCCGAGGTTAAAGGGATCAGCGGTAGGGAGCTGTTAGCCGCTGGCGTTGAGCGTGCTGATGCCACCATTCGCGTCTGGGTGCGTTTTCGTACAGACATCTCAGCTTCTTCCCGCCTGAAGGTACGCACCGGCCCGTTTAAAGGTGCCGTTCTTAACGTTACCGGGCCTCCGGTTCCGGATATCAAAGGAACCCGGCTGGAAATTCTCTGCAAACAGGGGACCGAAAAATGATTGATGTGAATCTGGATTTTTCCGGGTTGCAGGATATTGCCCACGATCTGCAAACGCTCAGCAAGGCCGAAA